CCCTGCGGCAGCCGAATGGCCCCAGGGCCGGCCAGCCGTTTGAGCCGACCCTGCGGCAGTGGCGTTTCCTGCTGCACTGGTACGGGCTGGACGAGGAGGGTCGCTGGCTGTACCGGCACGGCGCGCGCCGACTGTCCAAGGGCTCGGGCAAGTCCCCTTTTGTGGGGGCCGTGGCGCTGGCCGAATACTGCGGCCCGGTGCGGCTGGACGACTTCGACCCGAAGGCGCTGGGTGGCACCCGCGCGAAGCCGGTGGCGATGGCGCTCGTGCAGGTCGCAGCGACCGCCGAGAGCCAGACCGCGAACACGATGCGCATGATCCGGGCCTTCGCCGCGAAGGGCACCCGCATCCAGGCCACGTACGGCATCGACGTCGGCAAAACGATCTTCTACAAGGCCGACGGCAGTGAGCTTCAGATCATCACGTCCTCGGCGGCCACGCAGGAGGGCGCGGAGGTCACGTTTGCGGTCGAGGACGAGACCGAGCACTGGACGCCGGCCACTGGCGGCGTGAAGCTCTCGGAGACGATCGAGCGCAACCTGAAGAAATCCAGCTCGCGCGCCATCGAGACCGCGAATGCCTTCCAGCCGGGCCAGGAGTCGGTCGCTGAGGCCACGTTTGGCGCCTGGGAGGCTGAGCAGGAGGGCCGGGTCCGCGAGGGCCTGCCGCCGATCCTGTATGACGCGCTGATCGCGCCGGCCGACACGAAGCTGGACGACGAGGCAAGCCTCATGGCGGCACTCGACTTCGTCTATGAAGACTGTCCGTGGGTCGACCGGCGCACCATCCGGGATGCGATATGGGACCCGCGCACCCCCGAGGACCAGTCGCGGCGGTTCTACCTGAATCAGCCGACAGCCTCGGAGGATTCCTGGACGACGCCGATGGAATGGGGCGCGCTAGTCGCCGACCCGCCGAAAGAGGTCGCGGACGGCGAAGATGTCGTCCTATTCTTCGACGGCTCGAAATCCGACGACGCCACTGCATTAGTCGGATGTCGAATGACGGACGGCCACGTGTTTATGGTCGGCTCTTGGGAGCCGCTATTTCTAAAGCATGACGTTCCAGCGCACGACGTGGACGACACCGTCGCTTATGCTTTCGGGAAATACAATGTCGTCGCATTCTTTGCCGACGTGCGCGAATGGGAATCGTTCGCAAAGATTAGTTGGCCCGAGAAATACGCCAAGCGTCTCCTGGTGAAAGCGCAGGAGGCCGGCCTGGACCCGCAGCCGATCGCGTGGGACATGCGCAGCCACGGCTTTGAGTTCACGAAGGCGTGCGAGCTGGTGCTCGGCGAGATCATCGAAGGCAGCTTCACGCACGACGGCAACCCGGTGCTCACGCGGCACGTCATCAACGCGCACCGGCACCCGAACAGCCACGGCGTGAGCATCCACAAGGAGTCGCGAGCGTCGAGCAAAAAGATCGACGCCGCCGTGTGCATGGTCGGCGCCCGCATGCTGCGCCAGCGTGTGCTCAACAGCGGCAAGTGGCCGCGCAAACGTCGCGGCGGTGGCCGCGTCATCGTCCTGGACTGAGAGGGAGCGCTCGTGTCGATGCTCGCAGCAGCGCCAGCCCTGCTCACCTTGGGCGAGCTGTCCACCGAAGAGTCGAACCTGCTCACGCACCTGCGGACGCAGATCATGCTCGACACGTGGCACCTGACCCTGCTGGACGCCTACTACAACGGCGACCAGATCATCCGGGACCTGGGCATCGCGCTGCCGCCGCAGCTGCGCGGCCTGTCCACGGTGGTCGGCTGGCCGGCGATGGCCGTCGACTCGATCGAGGAACGCCTCAACGTGCAGGGCTTCCGCTACCCCGGCAGCACCGACGTCGACAGCGACCTGGAAGCGCTGTGGCAGGAGAACGACCTGGACGAAGAGGCCCCGCTGGCGCACGTTGACGCGCTCGCGCTGGGTCGGTCCTACATCTCGGTGGGCACGCCGGCCGACGAGGACGACAACGACGAGGGCGCGATCATCCGCGTGGAGTCGCCCATCGACATGACGATCGACTGGGACCCGCGCACGCGCCGCGTCCTGGCCGCGCTGCGCATCATCACGCCGGTCATCAACCGCCCTTACTACCCGATCGAGGGCGTGCTGTACCTGCCCAACGAGACGGTGCGCGTCGAGCTGGGCGTCGGCGGCGGCTGGCAGGTCTTGGAGCGCGACGAGCACAACCTGGGCCGCGTGCCCGTGGTGCGCATGGTGAACCGCTCCCGGCCGCACGACCGCGTGGGCTCCAGCGAGATCAGCGCGCCAGTCATGTCGATCACCGACGCGGCCTGCCGCACCCTCATGTCGATGGAGACGGCGCGCGAGTTCTTCGCCGCCCCGCAGCGGTACATCCTGGGCGCCACCGAAGCCTCGTTCCAGGCAGCGGACGGCACGCCGAAGAGCGCCTGGCAGACCTACATCGGCCGGGTCCTGGCCCTGGAGCGGGACGAGGAAGGGCAGCTGCCGACGGTCGGCGAGTTCACTGCCTCCGACCCCAAGTCGTACACCGAGCTGATCGACGCCTACGCGAAGATCATGGCCGGCCAGACGGGGCTGCCGCTGCATTACTTCGGCTACACCACGGACAACCCGGCGTCGGCCGACGCGATCGCGTACAGCGAGTGGCGGCTGAAGGTTCGGTCCGAGCGCCGCACCACGCACTTCGGTGGCGCCTGGGAAGAGGTCATGCGGCTCGCGCTAATGATGCGCGACGGCGTGAGCAGCCTGCCGGCCGAGGCGAACCGACTGGCGACCGCGTGGGGGCCGTGCGACATCCCCAAGCCCGCCACCATCACCGACTCGTTGCTGAAACAGCAGCAGATGGGTGCGATCACGCCGCGCGCCGACGTCGTCCTGGAGAAGCTCGGCTGGAACGCCGTGCAGCGCGAGCAGCTCCGCGAGGCCGCCAAGACCGACGCGGCCGAGCAGTTCATCGAGGAAGCGGCCACGAACGTGCTCGCGAGGGCTCTCCGCGTGGACAAGACGCTCAGCGCCGACATCGGTGCGCAACAGCCGGGAGCGACCAATGGCGCAGGCAGCAACAACGCCCCAATCCCCGGCAGCTCGCCTAGCGAGCGCGGCTAACCAACAGGCGACACAGCAGAACCTGTCGCTGATCGTCCGCGAGGCCGTCCTGCAAACCTGGCCGATCATCGAGGAAGAGAACCTGCGGATCACGTTGCCGCAGTGGATGGCTGCGGTGTACGCGCTCGTCCACAAGTTCGGCACCGTCGCCGCCGCTCTCGCGGTCCGCTACCTGGAGCGCACGCGCCCCAGGGGGCTCGGAGCGTTCACGCCGAGGGCAGCGGACCCGGCCGGCTACGAGCAGACCGTCAAGGCGCTGAAATGGGCGACGAAGGGCCTGTGGACACCCAACGCGGACATCCCCGTCGTGCAGACGCTGGTGGACGGCGCGGTGCAGAAGCTGGTCGCTGACACGTCCAGGGTCACGTACATGGACACGTTCGTCCGCGACAAGCAGATCGTCGCCTGGGCGCGGGTGGCCCGGCCCAACGCTTGCTCGTTCTGCGCGCTGCTCGCCACGCGCGGCGCCGTGTACCGATCGCAGGGCAGCGCCGACTTCCTGGCCCACGACCACTGCCATTGCGTCGCGGTCATGGTCTACAAGGGCGAGCGGTTCACGTCCCCCGAATACGTCCAGCACTGGCTCGACCTCTACAAGTCGAGCACCGCTGGCAAGCACAACGCCGACGCGCGCAACGCCTTCAGGCGTGCGCTCGCGGCTGAGCGACGCAACGGGGCGCTAGCGAGCGCCGCGTAGCTCCACGGATCGGGTGCCAGCAGGCACCGCCTCGGATCGGGCGCCAGTGGGCGCCGCATGCCCTGGGAGGGCTTCATGGAACCGAATCCTCAGTCAACCGCGCCCGAAGGCACCCAGGAGGGTGACGGTGGCGCTGCCGGCGCCTCCCAGCCGCAGGGATTCGACGCGGTCCTGGCTGGCCTGGACGACTCGGCTCGCGCAGCAGTGCAGGCCCAGCTCACGAAGGCCAACAACGAGGCGAAGACGGCTCGTCAGCAGCTCCAGGCGCAGAAGCTCGCGGCCCAGGCCGCGACGGCTGCGACACAGACCGCTGAAGAGCAGGCACGCGCCGAGCAGCAGGCCAACGCCACCCGGCTCCAGGCACTGCTGGAGCGGTCGGCGCGCTCGGAGATCAAGGCGCTGGCGGCCGACAAGTTCGCCGACCCGGAGGACGCGGCTGTCTACCTGAAGCCGTCCGACTTCATCGACGAGAACGGCGACGTCCGCAGCCATGAGCTGACCGCAGCGATTGACGAGCTGCTGATCCGCAAGCCGCACCTGGCGAAAGCCAAGGGCGGCAGCACCACCCAGCGCCCTGCACCTGACAGGACGCAGGGACGCACGTCCGGCACGGCGGCCACCGAGCCGCGCGACGTCTTCGCCGGCTGGCTCCAGAACGCCCTCGGGCGTCGCCCAACATCCTGACCCGCGCGGAATCCCCCGGCGTGGTCGTCTCCTGAAAGGAAACTCGGAATGACCACGAACCCGGTCGCACTTTCCGGCATCCCCACCCAGCTGCTGCCCCCGCAGGTGACTGGGCCGATCTTCGCCAAGTCCATCGAGCAGTCGGCCGTGATGTCGCTGGGCCGCAAGGTCCCGCTGGCGATCAACGCGGCCACCAGCATCCCGATCCCCGGCGACGTGCCGGTCGCCGACTGGGTCGGTGAGGCGGGCAAGAAGCCGCTGGGGACCGGCGCCGTCGGGTACAAGCAGATGGTCGGCAAGAAGCTGGCCGTGCTGGTGCCCGTCTCCGAAGAGGTCGCGATGACCAACTCGGCGGGGCTGTACGACCAGCTCCAGCAGGACTTGCCGACCGCGCTGGCCCGCGCGTTCGACTTCACCGCGATCCACGGCCGGTCGTTCCTGACCGGGGGCGCGGGTCCGTTCGCGGACAGCCTGACCGAGACGGCGCAGAAGATCGTCCTGGGCACGGCATCCAAC